ACTAAAGAAAGATGAGGAATAACCAATGGCTGTATTTCTAAATAACAAGGTCGGCGTAAAGGTTAATTCCGTTGACCTTTCTGACCATGTGACCGCCGTCACACTAAACCGTTCATTTGATGAGCTGGAAGTTTCCGCAATGGGTGACACAGGTCACAAATTTGTAAAAGGGCTTGAGGCTTCGTCTGTGACGATCAGCTTCCTGAACGACACCGCTTCAGCCAATGTTCTTGCAACACTTCAAGCTGCTTGGGGTACTTCAGTTACCTGTGTTCTATTACAGGAAAAAGGAACTGCTGTTAGCGCAACAAACCCTCTTTACACATTTACCGCATTAGTAAATAACACAACCGACATTAACGGCGGTGTTGGAGATATTGGTATGCAGGATGTAACATGGACTGTTAACGGTGCTGTTACCGTTGCAACCACAGGTACATTCTAAGGAGAAAAAAATGATTAAACTTCGGGTGACTAAGGCTTCAGGGGATGTGTCAGATTATGACATAACCCCTGCACTTGAATATGCGTTTGAACAGAATTTTAAATCAGGATTTCATAAGAGATTCAGAGATGAAGAAAAGCAGTCGGATGTCTATTGGCTTTCATGGGAAGCTGAAAGACGCGCTGGTATAACCGTTCCACCATTTGGCGATAAGTATTTAGAAACTCTATCTAAGGTAGAGATTATGGATGCCGACTCCCCAAATGGGTAACGCGGTATGACTTTACTTATTTAATTGCTCAACTAGCAGTTGAAACTGGCATACCGCATTCAGAGTATTTAAACATGGATAGATCATTGTTAAGAGCAACAATCGCCTATCTAAAGGACAGATCAAAAAAGGTGGAAAATGCCAGTAGAGGTAAAAGGTCTCGTTGAAACAAAGGCAGCCTTAAAAGCATACGCACCTGATCTCTTAAAAGAGATGAACAAAGAAATCAGAATTGCATTAAAAGTTGTAGTTAAAGACGCGCAACAAATGGTTACTCCAAATGTAATTGGTTTGTATAATTGGCAAGACCAAGGCAGGGAAGTTAAGTCGCGCACAAAAGCTAAAACTCCATTAGCACCTAACTTACGCGCCTTTCCTAAATATAACCCTTTAGTTATTCGCAAAGGTTTAACTTTTAGTCTTGCAGCATCAAGGCGCAATAGTGCAGGTTTTGTGGGAATTTATCGCTTGTTAAATAAATCTGCTGCTGGCGCAATAATTGAAACTGCTGGTCGTAAAAACTTTAACGGCGCTTCAGATTCACAAAGTAATAATCCTCAAGCAGGGGCGCATTTTAATAGATCAATACAGGGAACTTATGGCGGATTTAAGTCTATTGGTAACCGTCGCGAGGATAAAGGTCGCTTGCTTTATGCCGCATTTTATAGAGATCAAGGCAAAGTAATTGACGCAGTTTTTAAAGCAATTAATAAAGCCGACAGAACATTTAAATCAAGATTGGGATTAGCAGCATGACAATTGATATTCCAATTGTAACTACCTACAAAGATAAAGGCGTAAAAGCTGCTCAAAGCGGTTTAGATAAATTAAGCGGCAGCGCAAAGAAACTTGGCTTGGCTTTAGGTTTAGCATTATCAATTAACAAAATTGTTGCATTTGGAAAAGCATCTGTTAAGGAATTTACTGATTCAGAAAAAGCAGTTGCATCATTACAGAACACACTTAGAAATACGGGTAACCTTTTAGCATTTCCTGATACTGAAGCAGGTTTAAAGAACCTAGCAAAGTTAAGTGGTATTGCAGACGATTCTTTAATTCCTTTATTTAATCAGTTATATTTAGCAACTGGTAATGTTAGCCAAGCAACCAAAGATTTAAATACTGCAATTGAAGTAAGTCGTGGTAGTACAAATGAATTAGGTTCAGTTGTTGACGCACTAAGCAAAGGTTATGCAGGAAATACAAAAGGATTAGGTTCACTTAATGTTGGTTTAAATAGAGCATATTTGGCATCTGCTGACATGGCTGCTATTACAAAAGAATTGAACAGTACATTTAGTGGCTCATCTGCTGCGTTTTTAGAAACTTATGCTGGAAAAGTAGCTGTATTAAATAATCAATGGAGTGAGACTAAAGAGATAGTTGGTCAAGGCTTAGTTATGGCTTTTGAGACCGCAACGGGTAATCGCGGCGCTAAAGGCATGACAGACTCAATGGAAGAATTGGGTTATGTCATAAGTGCAGTTGTAATTAGGTTAGGTCAATTAACTAGCATGCTTGGCACGGATATACCGTTAATTAGCGACCTATTAAAAAGAACTACCGACGGTTGGAAGTTTTTACTTGGCGTTGATGAAACTCGTCGTGAAATCTATAATGAAATTCTAAGAACAAATACACGCCTTAATTATGAAGCAATGTTGGCTGCTGAGGCTCAAGCTAAACGAAACAAAGAATACCTAGCATTTTTAGCAAAACAAAAGAAACTTAGTGAGGCTTCAGCAGTTGCCGCTAAAAAACGCGCTGCGGAAGAAAAGAAAATTGCTGAAGAAAGAAAGATATTAGATCAGGTTGGTGGTCTATTTGACTTAGATCAAATCCAAATCTTTGCTGCATTACAAAATAAAATTACAGATGAAGAGAAGCTAAGGTTATCTTTACAGTTGGCTTTAATTCAAGAAAATGCTTCAGAGGCTGCTAGGTTAGCAAATGACTTAGTTAAATCTCAATTGCAGACTACTAATCTTGCGCAAGCCATTGCTAAGTTGCCAAAAGCCCTATATCCATTTGAGGGTTGGAGTACAGACATTGATAATCTAATTAGACAAATTTTGTTAATGATGAAATTATTACAGACCATGCCAACCAAGCCTTTAGGTCAGCCAGTTGTTGGAAGTCCAACATACTATACAGATTTAGCAAAAACTTTAGTTAACACTACTGGTTACATGGGTTTAACTGAGTCACAAATTGCTGAAGAAAGACGGCAGGAAAGTGGTGGACGATTTGGTGGCATGCAAACTGCTGCACCTGTGACTGTAATTAATGTTAATGGCGCTACTCAAGGATTATTAGATGAACTCAGAAATGGTTTAATTAATTCTTCCGCTTCAGGCTCGTTCTCGTCAATTAATCCAAATAGATAATATGTCATTACCTGTATTAGATGTTTCTTTAAATTTTGGAAGCGGCGCTACTTTTGGTAATCCTTTTACCCTTGACGACCCAATTAACGGAGTATTAGGAACTGGATTACTTTCAGATTCTTCAACTCCAGCACTAGTTTTAAATTTAACGGATGTAACAAGACAAATACAAATTAGACGAGGTAGGAATATTGGACGGGATACTTACGAAGCAGGAACTTGCACAGTAAGAATATTTGACCAAAACGGTAGGTTCAATCCTCAAAATCCAAGTTCTGATATTTATACTTATTTAACTCCTTTAAGAAAACTGCGTATATCTGCAACCCATTTAGGAGTTACTTATTATTTATTTAGCGGCTATACAACGGATTATATTTACACTTACGATCAAGCAGAAAATGTTTCTTATGTTGACATTAATGCAAGCGACGCTTTTAGGCTTTTAGCAATGGCAACAATTACTTCAGTTACTGGTCAAGCAAATGGTCAAGATACTGGAACTAGAATTGCTAAGATTTTAGACACGGTAGATTTTCCAGTTTCAATGAGAACTTTGGATACTGGCAACACTTTAACTCAAGCTGACCCTGCAACAAACAGAACCCCATTAGCAGCAATTAAAAACGCAGAAACTTCAGAACAAGGCGCTTTTTTTATTAATCCTGAAGGTAACACCGTATTTAAAAATAGAGCAAACACAATATCTTCAGCGGGCAGTACTCCAATTGCTTTTAATCAAAGCGGTGGGATACCTTACAAAAACCTAATTTTTGCTTTTGATGATAAGTTAATTGTTAACCAATCAACAGTAACTAAAATTTCAGGTACGCCTCAAACATATACAGATGCAGCTTCGTTGGCTCAATACTTTCCCCATGTCGTAAACTTTAGTGATTTAATAGTTCAAACAGATGCTGAAGCTGCAAACATAGCTGCAATTTATGTTGCAACCCGAGCCACGACAAGTATCCGCATTGATAACATGACCATTGACCTTTATGACCCATTGGTTCCCAATGACACTATCCTTGGTCTTGATTATTTTGACAATGTAGTAATAACTAATATTCAACCCGACGGGTCAACAATCACTAAAAATCTACAAATTCAAGGCGTTAATTGGGATATTAACCCGAACTCGTTTACGGGAAACTTCGTTACACTTGAGCCTATAACAGATGGGTTTATAATTGGTAATAGCACTTATGGCGTTATTGGTGAAGATATTTTGTCCTATTAAGATATAATTAGACACTAAGGAGAAAACAACATGGCAGCAGGATTAGGTTTTAAGACATTTAATACGGGAGATGTATTGAGTGCAGCCGATACTAACGGTTATTTAATGCAGGGAGTTTTAGTTTTTGCAGACGCGACAGCAAGAACGGCAGCGATAACTTCACCTCAAGAAGGTCAAACTACATATTTAAAAGACACAGATGTTATTCAAGTTTATTCAGGTTCTGCGTGGGTTACTAAGTCGGGCGGTTCATCACCATTAACAACAAAAGGTGACCTTTACACTTATTCAACAACTGATGCGCGTTTAGGCGTTGGTACGAATGGACAAGTTTTAACAGCAGATAGCACAGCAGCAACTGGAATAAAATGGGCAAGTGCAGCAGGTGGCGGTAAAATATTGCAGGTTGTTAGTGCTACAACAACAACTGATACAAACATAGCAACAACAACTTTAACTGACACAGGTATCACGTTATCAATTACTCCGACCTCAGCAACTTCTAGAGTTCTTGTTATGATTAGCGCACTAGCGCAGCAAGGAGTTACAAGTAATAATGGCGAACAAGGTTCAAACGCATTAGTACTACGCGACAGTACCAGTGTATTTGATACTGGTAGCGAAGGTTTTAGAGTTTTTGGTTATCCTAGTTCACAGCCATATTATAGATTAGCAACGCCGATAATATTTGTTGATTCCCCTACAACAACTTCTTCAACAACATATAAATTACAAGCAAAAGTTACTGGAACGGCAGCTGGTCAAAGTATTCGTTTTCAAATTGGCTCTACTAGATCATCAATAACTTTAATGGAAATAGGTGCATAATGGATTATTTAATGAAAGCAATTTGGAAATTAAAACCTAATTCAGAGTTTTCATACACAGATGATGATTATTCTACTATTAAGTGGGATGTGCTAAATGGTAAAGCACCCACTCAAAAAGAGATAGATGCTGCTATTGAAGAAGTTAAGGCTGATGAAGCACAAGCAGAAGCAACTAAAGCAACTGCTAAAGCCGCAGCCGAAGGTAAGTTAGCCGCTCTTGGTTTAACTACTGATGATTTAAGGGCTTTAGGTTTATAGCACAATCTTGAGGAAGTGTGAAAAATGAAACCTTGGTTATCAAAAGCTGCAATTCAATTTCGTGAACAAGTAGATGATTCCTTCGCAAATCGTTCTAAGCGCATGGATGGATGGATTGGTGATCTGCGTCACTCAAAAAGAGTTAGTCAACACAATCCCAATGAACACGGAGAAGTTTGCGCGTTGGACATTGACGCTGGCTTATCTGAAGAACAGGGAATTGCAATCTATTTGGCAGATCAAATACGACTTGCAGCAAAACAGGGTGACAGACGCATTTTATATGTAATCTTTATGGGCAAGATTTGTAGTGCAAAATCCTTTTGGCGTTGGGTTGCTTACAAAGGATTGAACCCTCATAAAAAACATATACATATTAGCTTTAAACCAAATCAAGATAACAAATTTTTTAACATACCATTATTAGGGGGTAACTCATGAAACTATCAGCAAAGCATAAAGCAGCAATCAAGTCTTACGCAAGAGCCGTTGTTGCAAGTGGTATAACAGTAATTCTAGCAATTGCAGCAGACATGCGCCCTGAGTACGCAATTCTTTTAGGTTCTGTTCTTGCGCCAATAATTAAAGCAATTGACCCAACGGAAAAACAATACGGTATAGGCAGTAAAGAGTAATGACAGCCCTTGAGTGGGCTGGCTTTGCTGCTGGAATAACCACAACTTTTATAGGAGTCATTGCAGGACTTAGATACTTAGTCAGAGGTTGGCTAAATGAGCTTCGCCCCAATGGTGGTAGTTCAATGAAAGACCAATTGACCTCTCTACAAAAAGAAACAACACACCTTTCAGACAGGATAGATGAACTCTTTATTGTCATAACTAGGAAGTAAACTTAATACATGGCACAAAGAAAAAAGCGCAAAGTTACTAGACGCGTGGGCAAGTGGCAACATGACAAAGTTATGTCGCAGCTTGATACCTACGCAATTAGTGTGCGTGAATACTATTTGGCGCTTAGGAAGGCTGGATTTCCTGTTGATCAAGCACTCGCAATAATCAATGACAAGGCTTCATACCCTGATTGGTTAGTGCCTGAAACCCCTGACCATAATCCAATCAATCCTGACCATGACCCCTACGAGGATGAGGACTAATCAATTAAGCGAATCGTCTTAATTTCAGATTTACA